GTATCCTCGTGACTCACGGTAGATGAGGTAGTCCAGTGTTGGCATTGCTTCCTCTGTCCAACCAACCTCACGCGCTAGCGCCCACCACTGTGGTGCTTTGGCATCGGCTGGTATTGGTAGTGGTTCTTCCCTTACTGAACGAATGTTTGCGGTTGATGATGGCGTTCCTATCGTCGTCGTCTCTGCTGGTGCTTGTGCCATCGCTACCGTTCCCCCTGCTACCCCTAAACCTATAAGTGTTGCTATAAAAATCTTTAACATTGTTTCTCCTAATCGTAGGTGGATACTGACATCAACTCCTTGACTTGCTCTGGGTATATGAGAAATCCTTTCGCTGGATTTGTGGAGTCTGCGGCTGCCGTTCGGATTTGTAATCTCTCGACATTTGCTTTTATGTATCGGCGTAGCCTGCTGGTTTCAATTATAACAAACGCATTGGGTGAGAACAAATACACCCACCATTTGGCTTTAGTAGTGGCTAATCCTGATGGTTTCCATCCTGTATCACGCGGGTTCTGTTCGTACTCTACAAAGATACGTCCATTTCTAAAGCGGTCGTACTTTACTTCGAATGAACCTTTGCTTAGGTCTTCGAGGAACTGTGTTACAAGTTCTTCTCCTTGATGACCGAACGCTAAATCTTTTGTGAAGTCAAACTGTTTGATGTCATGCGATGGTACGTAACCTTCAGTGCGCTCAACCATGCTTACGGTATTTCTGTATCAACTTATGTGAGTTCCAACCGAAGATAAACCATGTCAAAGCAATAAGCCATATCAGATAATCATTCATTAGTAGCCTGCCTGTTTCAATAGTTTCACTAAGTCTTCTAAACGTACAAGCGCATACTGGTCAGCAGGGTTGCCATAGTTGCGACGCTTCGCTACCACAATCCCAATCTCTGCACCCGCGTTCTTCCGTTCGTTCTCAGCTTCATGCAACCACCCAGAAAAGTTCAATGTCTTCTGGTTCTTACACTCCCACACAAGACGAGGGTCAGTTCCTGCGATGTCACCTTTATCTAATGTGCCGTGCAATGTGCGACGCTCAACAAAAGGATAAAAGTTTTTCAGATAGTTAACGATGAATGTTTCGAAGCTAGTTCCCTTGGCTCGTTCCTTCGACACGTTGCACCTCCTCATCTAACAGCATGCGGAACAGTGCGCTACGTGACCATCCACGTTTCTTGCATATCGTTTCTACCCATGACAGTTGGTGTGCGGTGAGACGCATTGACACCATCTTGGTTGACGGTGCTGAACCTGTTGGGTCTACTGTCCGTTTCGCCGCCATTAGTTACCACCCTCGTTCTTCATTGCGGTGAAAGCGTCACGCAATACAGGTAGCTGTGACTGCATGATTACCCCGTCCCAGTTCAGCTTTGCTTTTGATGCAACAATGGCTGGGTCTAAACCAACTTTGTCACAAGCATCAACGAACTGTTTCACTTGTTGTTGTGATAGTGGTTTGTCTTCGTTCACGGGAGAAGGTTCAGTAGGTTTGGTAGCAAGCGGATTCGCTACCTTGCTATTGGTCTGTACCTTCCCCGCTATTTCTTGTCCTTCCCATTCCTGCTTCGACCACAGGGATAGTGAGATACCGAAACGCATTGCGGCGTTGCGTAGGAAATCTCCGATAAGTTCTTTGTCAAGTTCAGCTTTGTCGTGTTTGACTGAGCCAACACCGATAATGTCTTTGCCGTGGACAGTAAGGATTCCCCACATGACTGCCATGCCGTTGACTACATGAATTGCTGGTCGTCCTTCGTTCCAGCCACATGGTTGCCATGACCATAGTGGGTCTACCTCGATAAGAATTTTGGTGATTTCCGCATGCCCGACAAAATCGAGCGAACCTCCGCCGCGTGGAAGTTTGCCGACAATTGACTTGTCAGGTACACCATGCTTGGTAAGTACATCGAGTAGTGCTTCTTTGATTGCTTGTTCTTCCATTATCTTTCTCCCTTCAAGAGAAGTGTTCGTGTTGTTGTTGGCTTACTATATTTTGCTGCTATCTCAGGTTCCATGGCTTTGAACCGTTTGATGTCTAACGATTCCCATGTGCGTCCCTTCCATGTTGCAATGATTGTTCCGTCCACCGTAGCAACTTCGTTCGGTCCAATCAACTCGCACAGTTCAGCCTTCAGTTTGTCTTCTAACTCTGCTAGAGACTTAGCTTCTGACTTGACATGCTTCAATTGTGCTACGAGTTCCTTGGCGGTGGCTGGTAGTTCTATCGCTGTGTGTTCCACCTTTTGATAGCGGCTAGTAATAGTTTCATATGACCAGTTCACACCTTCTGGTGTCATGTCCATATCGATAGCCGACAACCATTTTGCTACAGCATCACAATGCTCTTGCTTCTCATCATCGCTGATGTGTTGCTCATAGATGTACAGGCTCATCGTGTTATCGAACACGCCCCATGTAACAAGGTTTGTGTCAGCACAGATAGCTTGCTGAATTCCTTGGATACGCCAGTAGTCGGGTAGTTCGCCTTCCCATGGGCGTGATGACGTTTTGATTTCGAGAATTTTTCGTTCGTCACCGTTCTCATAGAAGCCGTCGAGTGTGGCAATCATTCGCGCACCGTTGCCTGTTTCTGCAACAAACATTTCTTCAGGTGTGACGAATGGGATTCCTGTTTTGTCTATTGCCCATTTGATGCAGAGTGGTTCGAGGTCGTTGCCGCGTGTCATTGCCCATGTTGGTTCGATAGGTGCAGGGGGTATGTCACCTAACAGTTCGGCAGCGTACTTGTCTGCTGGTACGAATGGGTGTAGTCCGTAGATGGCAGCTACTGCTGATGCTGAAACACGTTTGCGTTTCTGTGCATCCCAGAAGCGGTCGTTCAACCAGTCTTGTCCACCGTGTTCGTTTTTAGTTATGCGGTATCTGTTGATTTGCATGATGTCCCTTCGTTGTTGTTTCCCTTGCGGTCCACCTTATCTGACAGTAATACCGTATGTCAAGTATTATCTTGCAGAATTTTCAAATCCCTCACCATACCAACAGGGATATGCACAGCGTGTATTGCTTCCTCTTTCGAAAAGCTTTGCCATAAGGTAACGTGTTTATCTTTAGACCCAGGTTCTCCGACAGGGATATGGAAACCTACTGATGAGACGATGCACTCGCCGTCGTCTTCGTATTCTGATAGGTCTAACCATCCGCCCTGAGACATGTGGGTATCAGCCCATGTCACTAAAATTATCGGGTACTTGCGCCCTTCTTCCATGTGCCAAGTCTAGTCAGGCTGCTTGGTTTTGTGGGACTTTGACCTTGTGGATTAGGCGGTCAAGTTCGGCTAAAGCGTGGAAGAATTCGTCTTCTTGTGGGCGTGGAACCCTTGCTGTTACTAGGTATTTGCGTATTGTCTCTAGTGTTTGCGGTGTCATAGGACCGACTAAGTTAGCAGCCCTATGAATTGTCTTGCATTTACTTTGGATGGTTTTCTAAATGCTCACTTAATTTGTCAGACACTTTGTCAATTTTGTACTCAACAGAACCCTGTTTCTTGTACACCATCTTTAACATACCCATAACTACGTCATGGTCTTTAGCGTTTTCTTTTCTGAACTGTTGCAACAGAACAGTTAGCAGACCGCCAACACTACTAACAACAGCAGCAAGAAAGACAGCCCAGCCAGCGTCCACATCAAGCAGGCTTTCCTACGAAACGAATATGCCAAGGTTCTGCACCCTTACCGTTCTCGTCACCTAAGACTTCGTGCGAGAACCCAAACTTAGTTTCATTCGCCAATAGCCAAGCAAGAACCTTGCCGTTAGCGTTCGCCACATCGACCGCAATACCGTAAAGGTGACGTGAGCCCCGCGCTTTGTCGTTTGCTGGGTCATCATATGGTGTGGCAAGCATAGCCATGCCAGCCTTCAGATACCATTTCTCACCGTTCCACGTTTTAGTTGATGCACCAGCGATAGGTTCTTTTTGGTAACGCTGACGGAAACCTGCTTCTTGTTGTGCGATAGAGCGCAGTGTGTCACCTGCTGATGTTGGTTTGAGTTCTATGCCGTCTGCTTTAGCCGCGACAACCATTTCTTCCCACGCTGCAGCAGCACACTTCTCCAACTTGCCTCCACCCGTGATGGCGGTGACCATAGTTGGGGTAATCTCAGAAGGTTTCTTGCCTTTAAGATGTTCACACCAGTGGTTTG